CAGCGGCAGTCCCGTTCGGAATTTATACGGGCTCCTCGGACTTTCTAAGCGGCGCAATGCTGCAAGTTCCGTATGTCTATAAGAAACTTGGCGGAGATGTTGTTGACATTGAGTTGACAGCAGAAAACGTCTACGCTGCCTATGAAGAGGCAGTCTTAGAATACTCATATATCATTAATTTGCACCAGAGTAAGAACTCACTCTCAACCTTCTTGGGAGAGACCACCGGCACGTTTGATCACAAAGGCGATCTTAAAACCGGTCCAGCTAATCGCAACTTAAAATATCCGCGCTTCACGATTGGCTATTCAATGCGCGTTGGGGACGGAGGCGCCGCAGCCGCAGGCTTTGGCGGCACCATTCCGCAGTATTCAGCTTCCTTTAAAACACGCACCAACAAACAAGACTACGATCTTCAAGCTATTATCCAAAGTGCGTCCACTTCGGGAGTAGATGATGGAGGGACGGCAGTTCCGTACGCCAACATGGTTGCAGGAAAACGCATTACCGTCACTCAGGTCTTCTTTAGATCTCCACGCGCTATGTGGCGCTTTTACGGCTATTATGGCGGTATTGGGGTAGTAGGTAACTCCTCTACTTATGGACAGTTTGCTGATGACTCCACTTTCGAGATTGTTCCCACATGGCAGAACAAATTGCAAGCCATGATGTACGAAGACTCTATTCAAACCAGAACCTCAAACTATTCATACGAGATCATCGACAATAAATTGAGATTGTCTCCGACGCCTTCTAATTGGGGCGGAGAGGATCAAACACGCGTTTGGGTGAAGTTTTACGTTAATAATGAGTCCACATATGAAGCCACCACCTATACGGGTTCCGTTGGCGGCATTAATAACATGAATACACTGCCGTTTGACAACCTGCCTTATAAAAACATCAATTCCATCGGAAAACAGTGGATTCGCAAGTATGCGCTAGCAGTGTGCAAAGAGATGTTGGGTCAGATTCGAGGAAAGTTTACAACCATCCCTATTCCCGGCGAAAGTGTGACTTTGAACCACTCCGAGCTTCTATCGCAAGCAAAAGAAGAGCAAGCACAGCTTAAAGATAAGTTGCGAGAACTCCTTAAAGAGATGGAATACCCGGCTCTGGCGAAATCTGATCAAGAGGTTACTGACGCAGCGACTAACGTGCTTAAGGTGTCCCCATTGGGGATATTTGTGGGATAATATAACATATGGCTGATGACTGGAAAAGACCCGCTGCCCCTCCGCCTCCCTTATTCCTTGGCAAGAAAGAACGTGACCTTGTTAAACAAGTTAATGATGAACTTATTGAAAAGGTCATCGGACAGGAGATTTTATACTACTCTATTGATATGGAGCGTACCAATTTCCATGAGCTTTATGGAGAAGCCATTAAAAAGACGTATTTGCCCCCGGTGCGGATTTATGCGTTAGTTGAGTTTACCGACTATTCTACCTCATATCTAGAAAATGCCGGAATTGACAAGACTTGGGAGATTTCTGTCCACTTTCACAAGCGCCGACTTAGCGAAGACCAAAACATGGAAGTTCGAGAAGGAGACTTTGTTTTGTACGGAGATTTTTACTACGAGATAGTTAAACTATCGGAGCCAAGAAAATTGTTCGGACAAGTGGGACATAGTTTTGAAGTCACAGCGACCTGCAAGCGGTCCAGAAAGGGGTTGTTCGATGCTACCTGATAACTTTGATTTTGCGATGATGCCGACGGGATCCAGCGATCAGACACTCAAGTCTATAGGTATGCTTGCGTCCCGGATTGAGGATATTGATTATGCACTGACATCGTGGGTTAAAAAAGACGTAGATATTTATACCTCTACTAACGAAGGGTTTACACAAGTCCCGGTGCTGTGGCAGGTACCGGAGCGCTCCTATCAGATCAAGAACGAAAAATCATTGCGAGACGATGGTGGCGCTCTCAAATTGCCCCTTATCAGCGTTGAAAGAACCGCAATCACTAAAGATCCACAGCGCAAAGGTAGTTTTCAAGCCAACATTTACTCCAAGAACAAGAATGGGCGCTCTGGGCGCATGATTCTGGCGAAAAGAATAGTTCCCGATAAGACACGCAACTTTGCGGTGGCTGCTGGCACTAGAACTGGAAAAAGCGCCCCGGCAGATCAAAGATATTATCCGAGAGTCAACAGAAAGATAGTTATTCAAACATTGTCGATCCCAATCCCGATCTATGTCAACATCACTTATAAGATTACGCTGAAATCTGAATACCAACAACAAATGAACGACATGCTGGCTCCCTTTATTGCGCGCACAGGACAGATTAACTCTTTTGTGATGCGCCGCAATGGGCACCTCTATGAAGCGTTTATCGAGCAAGACTTCACGCATTCTAATAACGTGAACAACCTTGCGGAAGATATGCGCATGTTTACTTCTGAGATTAGCATCAGAGTTTTGGGGTATTTGATTGGGGAAGGTGAGAGTGATGATCGACCCATCGTAAGGATAGACGAAAATACAGTTGAATACCAGTTTCCCAACGAAACTGTGATGCCTAATGGTACGATTCCACTCTTTGGAGACTGACAAAATCAGTTCCTGAACTGAATGGCTATTTTTCTTTGGAGTTCCGCAGCCTTTTGGATTGGGGAATACTATTTAAAGTATGATTGAGACATCAATTAAACGTATTATTTAAGAGAGGAAGGACCCAATATGTCAGTCAAAAGTTTCAAATTTGTATCTCCGGGAGTGTTTATCAACGAGATTGATAATTCCTTCATTCCCAAATCCGCGGATACAATCGGACCGGTAGTTATCGGTCGCTCAACCAAGGGATTGGCGATGCAGCCAATCAAAGTCGAATCATATTCTGATTTCGTGGAAATGTTCGGAGATACTGTACCCGGTAAGGGCGGCGGCGATGTATATCGCGACGGCAACAACCAGTCACCCATGTATGGAACATTCGCAGCAAAAGCGTTCCTGAACGCAAATGTTGCTCCTTTGACCTATATCCGCCTTCTTGGACAACAAGCCTCGGACGCTACCACAGCCGGCAAAGCGGGTTGGCAAACCGAACAAGCCCAGCGCTCTACTGCAACGGTCAGCGACATTGATCAGACTGGCTCCGGTGGCACATATGGTCTCTGGGTGTTCCCGAACTACACAGCCGAGAGTGCTGACTTGGGAACCGGCTCTCTAGCTGGTGTCTGGTATGTTAATACGTCCGGATCTCTCATGCTCTCGGGAACGTTGTGCGTGCCAGTCGCGGGTACTTCCACAGACACCGATATGGCAGGCGTGGGTCTCGTTTATGCTGCGGACACCAACAACGAATTCACGATGATTATATCATCTTCTCTCACCACAAGTCCCTATAACCAAAAGCTTATCAAGTTTGGATTTGATGATACCAAGCAATCTTTCATGCGCAAACGCTTTAACACTAACCCTCAACTGGTCAGTACCCCCGGAGTTATTCAGGGCTCTTCTTCTTACGAAGCTTACTGGCTTGGAGAGAGTTTTGAGCAGGAGCTTCGCGACGCCAGCGCAGTGAGCGCCCCCGCCGCCGCCGTTCTGCTTCCAATCAACCTATCCGGCGCGGTTAACGCTCACCCGGGCAATCTGAAATTCGCATCACGTGAAGCGGTTGCAGGCTGGTTCGTCGGACAAGACGTAGATGCTGATAATAGTGCGTGGAAAGAGGAACTGTCAACCAAACTGTTCCGACTCAAGGGTCGCGGACATGGCGAGTGGCTCCAAAAGAATCTCAAGGTGTCTATCAGCAATGTTAAGGTCTCGAACTCAAGTCTTACTGATTACGGAACGTTCTCGGTTATTCTCCGCGCAATCTCTGATAGCGATGGTGCGGTACAGGTGGTCGAAAGATACGATAATCTTAGCTTGGATCCGGCTTCTCCTAACTATGTCGCACGAAAGATCGGCGATCAATACGAAAGCTGGGACACCACAAATAAACGCCTTGTACGATACGGCACTTACGAGAATCAATCTCGCTATGTATATATCGAAATGAATGCAGATGTTGATGACGGCGCAACTAACGCCAAGCTGCTTCCTGTCGGTTATTATGGACCGCCGAAGCTGCGAGATCTTCCCGCTGCATCTTATAGTACCGTGAACGGTGGTCAGGCAGCCACGAGCCGTTATATGGGCTGGTCGACACGCGTTGTTGGCTCATCACATACTGCAACTTCGGTGACTGCTGGACCCACCCCGGGAAATTCTGTGGGTTCTACAAGTACATCTAACAACGACCGTCGAACCTTCCTTTCAGGCGCCGCATCGTCAGCCGCAGTTGCGCAAGCAACACAAACCATTACAGTGGTTTCTTCTCCAAGTGTTGCAGATATTACAATTGGCGGAAAACTTCTCACCGCGGCTGGATCGCGCGGATCTGGCGACAATAATTATAACGGATCCGCAGGTTCAACTGCCTTGATTGTTGCGTCCATTGTGGCTGCTATCAATGATAGCGCCAACCACTTTGCTGCCACCGCCACAGCAGTGGATGCTAGCCCTAATGTTAATTTGACGGCAGGTACGGACTACTTGGGTACTGCAGGTAACAGCATCTCCCTTGCAACGTCGGATGCAGACGTTACGGTCGGCGGCGCCACTTTCACCGGCGGTACCGGCGCTACGGCGTTCGGAAACTTCTCCGGCTCCTTGACATTCCCCACAGTACGACTTCGCAACAGCGCATCGGATGGTGGACTAGCTTCAGCAACAACCGCATATTGGGGTTGGCAGAACACCCGAACAGCCAACTCTACACAGTATGACCCAAGCTGCGCAGACACACTTCGCTACTGGATTACCTCTAGCGTAGACGATCTGGCATCTTCAGGAGTGCGTTATCCTTCCGGTTATCCGGGAGTGCAGGCATTCTCTGAAATCTTTAGCTTGCTTAACATCTGTACTTCATCGTCACCTGCTGGAGCATTCTACTATTCCTCGGGTTCATACTCGGGACCAGATAGTGGTGCTGGGGCGGCTTACTCTTATGTTCGCGCAACGGCAGGAAGATCTTTGGAAGATCTGCTGAACCTTGGATATAACCAATTTACGGCTCCGTTCCACGGTGGTTATGATGGGTTCGACATCACGAAGCCCGATCCTCTTTATAACGGAGGCATTGGCTCGTCTGAGGCAAACAGCTATACCTACCACACGTGGAAGAGGGCTGTTGACACAGTGCGCGATCCGGAATATATTAACATGAATCTGTTGGCGGCTCCGGGCTTGACCAACAACACTCTGACAAGCCACATGATGACCGTGTGCGAAGAACGCGGCGATGCAATGAGTCTTATTGACTTGGCGAACGTGTACATTCCGTCTCACGAAGCATACAAGTCCACGAAGAGCGCCCGAATTGGCACAACGCCAACGAACGCAGCAAAAAGCCTGAGAGACAGAAGAATCGATACCAGCTATGGTGCAACCTTCTATCCATGGGTCCAGACCCGCGATGAGAACACAGGACGCCTTCTGTGGATTCCACCAAGTGTGGCAATGATGGGCGTTTTGGCGAGTTCTCAGGCTAAGTCTGATGTCTGGTTCGCTCCCGCTGGCTTTAACCGCGGCGGACTTACCGACGGCGCCGCTGGAATTCCGGTTACAGCGGTCACTGAGCGTCTTGTATCTAAGGAACGAGACACTCTGTATGAGGCACGTATTAACCCAATTGCTTCTTTCCCGAACACAGGTATTGTGGTCTTTGGTCAGAAGACACTGCAGGAGCGCGCATCAGCACTCGATAGAATTAATGTGAGACGACTTGTTATCTACCTTAAGAAGCAGATTTCCATTCTCTCTACCCAAGTTCTCTTTGAGCAGAATGTCCAAGCTACTTGGAACCGATTTACGTCTCTTATCGAGCCGTTTTTAGCGAACGTCAAGGTTCAGTTCGGTATCACCGATTATAAACTGATTCTTGATTCTTCCACCACCACCCCCGACTTAATCGATCAGAACATCCTGTATGCGAAGATCATGATTAAGCCA